TACTGTCGTCTGGGTTAAAGCTACCCAAATTACGAATAGCACTAGTTTGTAACTTGATCTCCGGTTCATTTTGGATGTAATTGGTCTCAATAACCCCACGCAGTGTGCCAATAGAACTGTATGGCGCTTGTACTAAATAGCCAGTTTGATTGAAACTAGTATCAAGGGTGCCATCAGTATTATAGCGGTGCCAAATAAATCCCTTGTTATCAATATAGGCTGAAATATTGGTGTTACCTTCCCAAGCTTGCAAAATTAGTCGCTTGGTTTGCGTAGTATCAGTGAAGTTATTGCCGTCAGGAGTTAAAGCAACTGGTTTAACCGAGCTAGCGTCCTCCTTTGCCTTTTCAATGGCACTACTAATGGCGCTCTGATAACTTGCTAACCAGGCCGGTGTGGCAACTGGCACCGTGACATATTCGCCAAAGCCAACTGTATTGCCATAAGGATTGGCAAAAGAAATCGTTCGTTGGATTACCCGACCACTGGCATCTAGAGCTGGTGTGATTTGGTCATCCTTAAAGCGAATGGTGGCACCTAATGGTGGGTTAAACGTTGGCGCCACATTAACCTCATAATATGTTCTAGGGTGATTGAATAGTTGCAACATCTGTTCAGCCCACGACTTTAAACCAGCCGCATGTTCAATGGTATTAGCATTAATAACACCTTCGTAATAAAGTCCACTCTGCCAATCAGGGTTATATTTCTGATTAGCTCCATCATCAACAATGTAATTTTTCCCATCGTTGACCGATGCAATCGTGCCGCCGTTAAGCCCATAAGGAATCAGCTTAGTCACGGGTGTTGAAACGGTCGTGCGTTTAATGCTAGTGATATTTTTGCCAAAGATTGCTTCATTGTAGACCTTATCAGCATTCAATTGGTCGACAATTTCACAAGTCTTCGATTGAACATTACCTTGTGAGTCAATTTCAACGTAGCAATCAACTTCCACGTTATAGGTCTGCAATAACGTTTGTAACAGTGATGATGCTTTAGTCTTTCCATCAATTGAGATATGTGGAGTCATTGCATTATCTGTATTAAATTTAAGTGTCCAGCCCGTATCACTGAAAATACTCGTAAAAGCGGTCTTAATAGCTGTATCTGACTCAGCCATAGCAGCAGGATAATGATGAGCCAACGTGAATAGGCACAAATTAGTAAAGTTAGCGGTTGTGACGTGTTTAACAGCAGCGGTATTATTTTCTTCCACACTGTATATGTGCATGACATACCAATGATCTGATAGCTCGTCATAATAAGCTAGGTTGTTGCCAGCAACTACTTTGTCTGAATCAGGCTGACCTTGAAGCACGTCTAATGAGCCTTGATGGTCGAACTTCTTAGACTGGGCATTTAGGTTAATGGTGCCGGTATAACTATCCTTAGTACCCACATTGACGTCATCCTCATAGCTAGTGCTAGTCGTATCTGCGTCGGCTAGTTGAATCTTGACGCTGTCATTAGAAAACTTAGTTGCCCCATCAACCGTCAGGGTACCAATCCGCTTTAAATTAGGGTCTAGAATTAAATACTGATTATTTAAAGCCATCGGTTAACCTCCTTATTTTAATTATGTAAAAAAGGCCGCCCTTAATGGGAAGCCTTTAGTATTTTCACAGTATCCTTGGCAGATATTTAAGCGTCATTTGAGCGTCATCTAGGTCGCCAACCATAGTTAGCCCGTTAACACCTGGTCTTAATTGCGGATAATCGGTTGACCATACCGGCGATACCAAGCGTCCATTAACGGTTACGGTATCAGTCTCGCAGTCCATGACAATCTCTTCCCCTGCGTTAGCTATATAAGTAGGTTCATTTGGTTGTGGCTGGGTATGTTTCCAGACTTTTAAGTCGGTGAGGGTCATGTAAGGCGCCTTGTATATTACCTTGTTAAAGTCTTCCGTGATGGGGTGTTTGAGGAATGTTTGACCAAACCCGCCTAAGGCTGACTCATATTCATTGTTAGTATCTACCCAGCGGCCACTCGCAATTAAATACTTGTTTCTATTACGATATGGATGGCCATCATAGAGACTATATTGATGCAATTCCCACGTATAAACATTGCCGGACTTTGTCAAGTCCATAAATACCCAAGCATTGGTTAAGCAGTTTCTTTCTTCTTTGTTAACAGTTGTCACATACTTATCCACGTTCTCTTTGATTGTTTTCTTCGTTACCTTGCCACTCTTAGACCTGCTGGTTTTAGTCACTGTTTTAGTGGTTGTTCCAGTTTTAATCTTAACTTTTTCGTCTCTTTTATTGGAAAATGCACCGCTAGGGCCATAGCCCCAGTAAAGTGTTTTATAGTTGCCATCATCAAATGTGCTTCCTGGCTTGCATAGCTGCAGTGCTACATAGGTCTTACCGCCTTGCATGTGGTCGCCAATGACAAACCGGCCAATCGTACTACCACTGGCATCGAGCAATGAAAGCTGTACTTTACCCATTGCTCGGCCATTATGAGTGCCTGAATATCGCATATGATGTAACCCAGCACGAACGCGATAGTTGGTTAAAGCCTCGGTAATCCCAGTATACCGATAAGTCGGGCCTAGCCAAGTGGTATCAAGTGGATCAGTTGGCATTGTTCCAAAGTCTTTTTTGCCATTCACAATTGCCACTTTCATGACTGTTGTATTGCTATCAATCTCAGCACTACCTTGATACTTGTACTTACCATCGGTCTTAATACCGCTAACGGCATTGGGATCGCTAGTCCACATCCCCATACTAGCAATAGGGTCATTAATCACACTAATATCGGGTTGAACAGCAGTGGCTTGGTCTTCCGGTGACTCAGGTCCTAAACCAAACTGACCGTCATTAAGATTGAAACCAATGTATTTTAATGGTCGTTTAGGCACAACCTGAATAACCGGGGCTGTTCGTGCAGTACCGTCAACAGTAATCGTATTTAATCCATTATTTAAAGGCTTCTCAACTTGCGGAAGAGTTGCCCGGGGATCAGACTGCACAAAGGTAATCGTAAGTGTCATGTCATACATACCAGGGTTAATCGGGGCGGGGTCACTAATTGCAGTAATATGCCCCCAATACGTCACCTTAGGTTCAAAGCCAAATACTAGTGGGTATTCTTTACCATTATCGCTAGGGTCATCGCTTAGTAGTAAACCGCTTAAATTGTGCATCACCTGATTAAATCTGTCTTGGTTATCAGCACAGTAGATTGATACCGGAATATTAATTGTCCGGCTAGTAAAATCCGTGCCATTGAACTGGTTACCATACATGGCTGGTATATCAGTCACCTGTTCAGCCATAGCAGGGGCACTAGGCAATACCACGTTACCCATCTCAACTTGTAAATCGTCCCGGCTATTTAAGCCAGCATATTCAAAATCATCTCGTTGTAAGGCCACGATTTAACCTCCTTTTTAAGTTTAAATATGTAAAAAGGGCGTCCAATTAAGGACGACCCTTTGGTTGATTAGGATATTAGTACCCCATCATTTGGGAGTATTGTGAAGCTGTTTTATTGTCCGATTTAACGGCATTAACCACGTCAGATTTAGCAATAACGGCTTGAACGTTGCCCATGTTGCCTAGAATGGCGGACATTAAGCTGATTAGTTTATCAAGTTTCTTATTACTTTCACTATTAGTAGATACAACTTGGCTACCATTGTTGCCATTTACAATCTGACTAGCTTGTGAAATTAGCTGGTTAGCCCGTGATTTATTAGTCAACGGTAACACCATTTCAGGTTTGTTATGTTCTGCAACCTCAATCAACTGGTTAGTGTTAATAATGCCACCGTTTTCGTAGCCATGTCCATTACCAAGGAAACTCAACCCGCTACCATACCGATGTTTTGCATAGTTTAATCCGGCTAAAAGATTGTCGTATCCATTCCAGATATTGTTATGCCCAGGTAAATGATAGGCACTAAACGTCCCCGGTTTAACTTGCATCAAACCTTCTGCGTGTCCGTCAGCTAAACCGTCTGTGCCACCCATCGCCTTAGGATTACCACCTGATTCAGTATTAATCTGCCGTAATACTCGGCTAACCATACTTGCACTGGTTGAAAGCCCAAGCTCGCTTAATGCACGTTTAACGTCAGATCTCCAACGCTGTACACCAGCTCCGCCCGGATCACCAGTACCGCTGTCACCAAACATAGCAGCTAACTTGCTGATAAACTTCCAGAATCCGCCACCAACTTGATTCTTAATCGTCTTTTGAAGTGAATTATTAGTATCACTGTCGGCATCGGAGCCTTTATCTTTACCGTGTTGCTTAGTAATATCCAGCCAGCCGGCAGTGCTCATGCCATTTCTGCTCCAAACTGAACCACCGTTTGTTAAACCAACGTGTAAGTGAGGCCCAGTTCCAAGCCCTGAATGTCCTAGAACCCCCAGTATGTCGCCAGTCTTTACGTGCTGTCCTGTGTGAACCCTAACATCTTTTGCGTTACCAAATTCTTGGTAAATAATTTCTTTACCAGTTGAATCTCTTGTAACAATGTTATAGCCAACGGCTCCCCATCCAGCGGGAGGATTACCAACGCGGATAACCGTTCCACCGTGCATAGCATGGAATGGAGTTCCCACTCTTGCGGAAAAATCATTACCATCATGAACGCCGCCACCACGAGGTGAACCAAAACTATCAGTGTGCGTCCAGCCACTACCTGGTGATTGCCATCCACCGCCGTATGAACCACCGCCGCTTAAATCAACCATTGACCAAAGTGTTGACCACCACGTCTTAGCTTGTTTCTCAACGCCATTAAATAGGCCATGACCAATGTTGCTCATGACACCTGCAACGCCCTTAGAAGACCAGCTAAACAGGTTTTCGAGTGACTTAATCGGGTGAGCAATAATGTTAGTAGCGGTCTTAAAGAGCTTCTCTAAGCTGCCAACCTTCTTACCGACCCAGCTAGTGACTCCTGAGATACCACTAGTGACACTGTTTAGAATATCACCAAAGAAGCCAGTACCCTTTGCATACTTAGTCACGCCTTGCATACT